AAGCACAGCAAAGGTAAATGGGGCGGCAAACCGGTAATGCTAGAGACTTGGCAAAAGGCTCTTGTCGCTGGCATGTTTGGATTTGTAGATAAAGATACCGGCCTAAGAAAGCACACTAAGACGCTCTTGGTTGTCGGGCGTAAAAATGGTAAGTCAACCCTTTCTTCCGCAGTCGGATTATACTTACAAGTGGCTGATGGTGAAGCAGGTCCAGAGATATACTCAATCGCCACCAAGAAGGACCAGGCTAAAATTATCTGGCTTGAGGCAAAGCGGATGGTCCGCAAGTCCCCAGCACTCAAAAAGAAAATAAAATGCCTAGTCGCAGAGCTTGTCGGAGAATTCAACGACAGCTTTTTTAAATTCTTGGGGTCTGACAGCGATACCCTTGACGGGCTAAACCCTCACGCTGCCCTAGCTGATGAGATCCACGCATGGAAAGACCAAAACCTTTACGATGTTATCTACGACGGCATGACAGCAAGAGAACAACCAATGTTCTTTGAGACAACAACAGCCGGTACAGTACGCGAGGCAGTATTTGATACTGAATACGAAACAGCTAGTAAGTGCATTGATGGCGTTGAAGGATTCGAGGACGATCACCTGTTCGCGGTCATTTATGAGCTGGACAAGCGTGAAGAGTGGACCGATCCAGCGATGCACCAAAAGGCAAACCCTGGACTCGGAACGATTAAAGATCGGCAAAAGCTACTCGACAAAGTAAAACGTGCTATAGCAAACCCCATGCTTCAGAAGAATTTGCTCTGCAAGGATTTCAATATCCGCGAAACGAGCTCGGAGGCATGGCTAAATTTCGATCAGCTCAACAACGAATCAACGTTTGACATCAATGCCCTAAAACCAAGGTATGGCATAGGAGGGGTGGACCTCTCCTCTACCACAGACCTTACAGCGGCTAAGGTTTTATTCATGGTTCCTGGTGATCCAAAAATATACATCCTACAAATGTATTGGCTGCCTGAGGATCTACTAGAAAAACGGTCAAAAGAGGATAAAATACCATACGATATTTGGCATGATCAGGGATTATTAAGAACTTGCCCTGGTAATAGTGTCCACGCCAAATATGTGACCGAGTGGTATTTGGAAGTAATGAATGAGCTTAATATTTATCTCCCGTGGATCGGCTACGACTCATGGTCTGCTAAGTATTGGGTGGAAGAAATGCAAGGATATTTCGGTAAAGAAGCAATGATTCCGATACACCAGGGCAAGAAAACCTTGTCAAGCCCAATGTATATGCTTGCGGCAGATTTTGAAAGTAAATTGGTAATCTATAACAATAACCCTGTCGACAAATGGTGCTTATCCAACACGGCAATCGAAATTGATAAGAATCTAAATATACAGCCTTGCAAGACGAAGAATCAACGCCAAAGAATTGATGGTACCGCGGCCTTATTAAATGCCTATACAGTCCTACATGATAAGATGGGAGATTACCTAAACATGATCTAAAGGAGGTGAGAAATATTGGGGCTATTCGACTTTTTTAAACCAAAAAACGCAGTCCACCCTAATGCTGGATATAAATTTGAGCTTATAACCGAGCGAGGGAATGGTTTCTTTTCCTGGAATGGTAGTTTGTACGAATCAGACATTGTTCGATCCTGCATAAGGCCAAAAGCAAAGGCAATAGGCAAACTCCTTGCAAAGCACATACGAGAAGGGACTGACGGATTAAAAATAAATCCAGAAGTATATATGCGATTCCTTCTAGAAGAGCCAAACCCTCTTATGAGTGGCCAGATGATGCAGGAAAAGATAGCAACCCAGCTATCACTCAATAACAACGCCTTTATCCTTATCGTTCGGGACGAAAACGGATATCCGTATCAATTGTATCCAATTCCTAGCCTAGCGGTCGAGGCGTTGTACGACCAAGCTGGGGAATTGTTCTTGAAGTTCACTCTAGCCAACGGAAAATCACCTAAGTTTTGGTACCGCGATGTGATTCATCTTAGGCAGGATTACAATGAGAACGATGTGTTTGGTTCAAGCCCAGCAAAAGCGATAACTTCACTCATGGAAATCGTGAACACGACAGACCAGGGAATCGTCAAGGCTGTAAGAAGCAGCAATGTTATCAAATGGCTCTTGAAATTCAAGCAAGTGTTAAGGCCTGAGGATATCAAGCAAAACGTCAAGGACTTTGTCGATAACTACCTCTCTATCGACTCCGACTCTGGCGGAGCAGCCGCCGCCGATGCAAAGTATGATGTCGAGCAGGTCAAGCCAGAAAGCTATGTACCCAATGCGGCACAAATGGACAAGACGATGCAAAGGATATATGGCTTTTTCAATACCAACGAGAAGATCATCCAAAGCAAATACACAGAGGACGAATTCAACAGCTATTACGAGTCTGAAATCGAGCCCTTGGCCATGCAGATGTCTGGAGAGTACACGAGAAAACTCTTTACACGGAAAGAGCGTGGCTTTGGAAACAAAATTGTGTTCACTGCCAACAATCTCGCCTATGCTAGTATGTCAACTAAGTTAAACCTCCTTCAGATGGTCGATAGAGGGGCTATGACTCCAAACGAGTGGAGAGAAGTCCTGAACATGGGACCTGTCGAGGGTGGCGATAAACCAATCAGAAGGCTTGACACTGCCGTTGTGAACCAAGTCAAAACATTGCTGAACAAGTTGGGTGGAGAAAACGATAAGGAAATCTTAGAAACTATTAATAACCTGCTTATGGCAGCTTAAGAGGGAGGTGATTAAGTGGCAAAAAAAGTGAATATCAAAGGTCCCATTGTTTCGAGTGATGAACAATGGATTTATGATTGGTTTGGGATCGAAAGCACTAGCCCCAAATCAGTCAATAAAGAAATCTCAGAGGCCAACGGTGACGAGTTAGAGGTCGAAATAAACTCAGGAGGCGGCAGTGTGTTTGCCGGGTCTGAGATTTACACAGCCCTAAAGTCATACTCTGGAAATGTTACAGTAAAAATCGTGGGGTTAGCCGCGAGTGCAGCCAGTGTCATTGCGATGGCTGGAAAGAAAGTGCTAATGTCGCCGACAGCACAAATGATGATCCACAATGTATCGTCCAGGCAATCCGGAGACCATAGGGACATGGCACATATGGCGGAAATTCTCAAAAACGCCAATGATACTATCGCGAATTCCTATCGGATCAAGAGTGGCATGGAGCAAAAGGACCTGTTAAAGCTCATGGATAAAGAGTCATGGTTCACAGCCAAGCAAGCCCTAGAATACAAGCTCATTGACGAAGTTATGTTTGAGTCAAACCAACTCGTCGCGTCATTCGGATCTGGCTTACTGCCACAATCAGTAATGGATAAGGTCAGGAATACCGTTAAGAATCCGTCAAGCTCTCAGCTAGAGAACAAGACGGATATTTTTATGCAAAAAGCTCAGGCGAAAATGAAGTTATTAAATTTAGGGGGTATAAAACTGTGAAAGAAAAATATCTTGCTGACCGAAAAGTACTAATGGACGAGGCACAAACCCTTATTAACGAGGGCAAGCTGGATGAATTTGAGGCAAAGTCCAAGGAGATCGAAGCGCTCGACGCTAGGTTCGAAGATGCTTGCAAGGCCCAGGCTAACCTAACGGCCTTACTGGACAAAACAAAAATTGTAGACATCCAAAACAAAGGTGTCGGAGTGGAGGGGAAATTGTTGGACAAATTAGAAATCGGAGCAGTCGCAGAACCAGAGGACATTCTCGCTACAGTTGAATACCGCAAAGCATTTATGAACAATGTTCTCAAGGGCGCAGCAATCCCGGACAAATTCACGAATGTCGATGCAAACACCAAAACATCGGATGCCAGCGCAGTTATCCCAACCACTGTAATGGAAAAAATCATCGAAAAATTAGAATCAACCGGGATGATCCTGCCATTAGTAACTCGTACGGCGTACAAAGGCGGTCTGGCAATCCCTACTTCTTCAGTTAAGCCAGTTGCATCATGGGTTGCTGAGGGTGCCACTAGCGACAGACAGAAAAAGACCGTTGCAACCTCCGGAAACATCACCTTCACCTATCACAAATTACGGTGTGCAATTTCTGTATCGCTTGAAGTCGATACAATGGCCTTGGCTGTGTTTGAAACCACGTTTATTGCCAATGTTGTCGAGGCAATGACCAAAACTCTTGAGCAAGCTATTATCTCAGGCTCAGGAACAGGGCAACCAACTGGTATTCTCGCCGAAACCGTTGTAACTGGACAAAATGTAGATGTTGCCGCCGCTGGTTCCCTGGAATACTCAACCTTAGTTGACACAGAAGCCGCCCTACCTCTCGCCTATGAAACTGGAGCCGTTTGGTTCATGACCAAAAAGACATTCATGGGATTTGTCGGTATGGTGGATGGTGACGGAAACCCAATCGCTCGGGTAAACTATGGCATTGCTGGTAAACCCGAAAGATCATTGCTTGGCAGACAGGTAATCCTCAATGATTACATGAGCTCTATCGCCGCTACGGTTGAAGCTGATACCATCGTTGCTTTCCTCTTTAACCCAAAAGACTATGTCCTGAACACCAACTACCAAATGACCGTCAAAAAATATGAGGACAACGATACTGACGACATGGTGACAAAAGCAATCATGCTCGTTGATGGTAAAGTGGTTGACAAAAACTCTCTTGTAACAGTCACAAAACTCACTGCTGCTGGTTAATAGAGGAGGGGCTTTCCCCTCCTCCCTGATTGAAGGTGATAATCATGTTATTGGATAAAGTTAAAACCTCATTGAGGATAAACAACGCGGCTTTCGATGTTGAAGTTCAGGACTTGATAGATGCGGCTAAGGATGATCTAAGGATATCTGGGGTTTTGGTCGTTGATGAAACAGATTCGCTGATTATCAGAGCAATCACGACTTACTGTAAAGCAAACTTTGGGTGGAATAACCCGGATGCAGAAAAGCTCAGAGAGTCTTTTGAATCAATCAAAAATCACCTGTCGCTATCGACTGACTATGCGTTCTACGCCATAACCTTTAGTGTATCCGATGCAACAAATCCAATACGCATGGCGAAAGTAACCTTTAACGATGAAACAAAAACCACGGACGCAAACGGTCAAGCTATTTTCTACGTCAGAAAAGGCACCAATTACGAGTACGCGGTTGCAGCAGATGGTTATGCGCCTGATGATGACGAGGAAAACTTGCTCGATGTTTCTGCAAGCCAAACGGTAGCGATTAGTCTGGCGGTGGTTTAATGCTATTTCGTGAAGTGATAAACCTTATAAGTATTACCATTACCGAAAATGATATGGGCGACATTATCGATGTCGAAACAAAGCGCCAGGTATTCGCTGATAAGAAATCAGTCAGGCAAAACGAATTTTATCAAGCGGCCGCCACCGGATTGAGGCCCGAGATTATGTTTGTGGTTCGGACGATTGATTATGAGCAAGAACCAAAGCTTGAATTCAACTCGAAAACATACAACATTATTCGTACTTACGACAAGGACGATGAATTCACAGAGTTGGTTTGCTCTGGCCTCGTAAATGGGGTGTAACTATGGGATTACCTCGCTCAGTAACTCGGATCACTCGTGATGGCGTAAGCTTTACCTCTTCTGTGGACAGAACAAAATACCTCCTGGTAGAACTCCAAAGGGCTGCACTACGCGACACAGCAAAGCTGATCCGAAAAAGAATGGTTGCAAAGCTCAGGAAATTACCGGGAATGAAGAGGTCCAAACGTCCTTACTCTTCAACTCAGTATTGGGTTAGGAAAATGGAAACTGATCTTCAGATAGGATTTAAACACGACACCTGGTACGGCGTTTTGCAAGAGCTAGGCACAAAGGGCCAACCGGCTAGACATATCTTGAGGGGTACGGTCATGGAGAATCTTGACGATATCAGGCGCGTCCAAGGGCGCTACCTATCCGCAATCGAGAACGAGAACATGGCAATGGGATTGGTGGACCTAGACGGGGAGCCGTACTACGGGGAGGATGATGAGGAATGATTGAACTAAGAAAAGCCATAAACGCAAAACTTAAATCAATCCATCCTCGCGTCTTCTTCCAGGCGGCTCCTGAAGATGCCACCTTCCCTTATCTCGTCTTCGACATCCCTAACATCTTTGACGATGGTGAAGGTCAAGAGGTCGCCACAGTAGACATCGACGCATGGGATATCAATCCTGACACAACAGCATTAGAAACCCTCATAGCCTCTGTCAATGCAGGACTAAATAAAACTGTGCTCACCTCGGACAACCTAACAGCCGCCTTTTACCTTGACAATAAAATCCCGCTCGCGGACGACGATCCTCGTATCCATCGAAGGAAATATATCTACCAAGCAAAATTATTTAGGAGAGGGTGATAAACCTTGGCGCTTACAGCATCTCAACTCGAAAACATCCAAATCGACTATGGGATTGTTTATACCAATTTTGGAGAATTAGATGCCGCTATGATTGGACCGACTCGGGGTGGCGGGGAATTTAAGGCAACCGCAACTATTCGAGACATTGAATTTGATGGGCAGAAGGGAAAAACAAAAGGAGCGCAAGTCATTGAGGACATCAGCGCTACGCTATCCGTGGTCCATCTTGACACCTCTATGGCCTCCTTGGCCCTTGCTATGCCCTGGGCAACTTATGACGACACAGCAGGGACAATCACCTGCAAAAACGCCAATGTCGGAGCAGTGCCAGACACAGCAT